TGGATTCCTGAGTCAGCCATTACAAGCGCACAGCAGTGTGTGCAGGGCCAGCTGGATTCTGCCGCCAATCCTCCTGTTTCTCCAACTAATACACCCTTGCCGTGGACTACAGCGTAAACAATCATTATTACGCCCGTTATATCAAGCTGATAGAGTGGGCCAAGTTTAATCCACCATCTTGCATGGTGGAGAAGCATCATATTGTCCCGCGATCAATGGGGGGTAGCAATAAGAAAGAAAACTTGGTTGCTTTGTCGCCGAGAATGCATTTTATTGCCCACTGGATGCTGTGGAAAGCATACAAAAATGGCAAAATGGCAAATGCTTTTTGGACAATGAAGTTATGCAATGGAATGAGATTAAATTCAAAGTCTTATGAGCAAGCAAGGGCTGTAGCCATTGAATACATAGCATCAACCAAACGAGGTAAAAAAGCTTCTGAGGCCACAAAATTAAAAATGTCTTTGGCTTTGAAAGGCAAAGCAAAGCCGCCTGAAGTCGTAGAAAAAATAAGACAAAAACAAATTGGGCAGAAACGTTCTGATGAAGCCAAGGCCAATATGTCCAAATCCCATGTTGGAAAAAAGATTTCAGATGAAACCAAGGCCAAAATGTCCGATGCCAAAAAAGGCAAGCCGCCCAATAACACAGGCAAGGTTTATAAAATGAAGCAACCAATGCCGCTGGAGTTACGTTTAAAACTTGGCGAACAAAGGCGTGGTCGCGTAATGTCTGAAGAATCAAGTTGCAAAAAAAGTTTGGCTACAAAGGGCAGACCACTGTCCCAGTCAAACCGTGAAAAAATTAAGTTGGCTTGGGCAGACCCAGAAAAAAGAGCCAAGATGTCCGAAAAAATGAAAGAAATCAGAGCAATGAAAAAATTGATCACACCGCCTGTCACCTCAAAATACACCGTTGCCTTGGGCCGCGACCCCTGCGGCATAATCCAATGAGGGTTCCACCGCTGCCCTATCTCAGCGATGCTTTGGAAAAAATCCATGAATGACGAAGTCAAAGTAAGCCTGCAACTCGTGAACGGCATCCTGCAATATCTCGGCTCCCGCCCCTACGGCGAGGTGTTCCAGATCGTCAATGCCATCCACGCTGAAGTGCAGCCGCAAATTCCAATGCCAGAAATGGCAAAGACCGATGAAGCTGCAAAGCCCGTCACGGACGCTGCCTGACGGCGGCATCGAGCCCGCACACGCCGTAGAGATTCTCTGCGGCGCGTGCGGCTATGACTTGGATCAGGCCGAAATCGACGCAGACACCTGCGCCGATTGCGGCCAACTGCTGAACTTGCAACAGTCAGTGGCGATCCAGATCACGACGGTCCCTGCTGCATCGGGAGCAACCATGTAAATGAGAGCGTCATGATCGACCCGGTCACCGCTCTTGCTGCAATTTCAAGTGCCGTCACGCTTATAAAAAAGGCGGTCAAAACGGCGCAGGACGTGGAAAGCCTGGGGCCGGTGCTCGGCAAGTATTTTGCGGCCAAGGAGCAAGCGATTGAGGTGGTCAAAAAGTCGCAAAAGGGCGACTTCAAGGGCTCAGCCCTTGGTAAAGCGATGGAATTAGAGTTGCTTTTGGAGCAGTCCAAGCAGCTTGAAGAACAGATCAAGGGCTTGTTTTGGTCTGCAAATAAAATGGACGTCTGGATGCGGATCACGGCCAGGGCCAAGCAGATGGAAATAGACGCGGCACACGCAGCGCGGCGCAAGAAGGAAGCAGCGCAGCGACGCAGCGACGAGATTGAGGAAATGCTCTTGATTGCTGCTGCGGCAGTGACCACGGCAATCCTTATCGGCGTCACTTTTTATTTTGTACTTCAAGCATTGCAAAAGGACCACTGAAACCATGATTCCACTGTTTCTAGCACCCCTGCTGTCCCAGGGCCTGAGCCTGATCGGCAACGCCGTCATGGCCAAGGGCAAGGACTGGGTTGAGGAAAAGACAGGCGTCAAGCTTGACGGCCCGCTGTCCGATGCCGACGCGCTCAAGCTGCGCCAGTACGAGATGGACCACCAAGAAGAGCTCCTGCGCTTGCGCATAGAGGAGAAAAGGCTCGGTATTGACGAGCTCCAAGCCTTCGCCGCTGCCGCGCAGAACGAGGACAACAACGTCTCAGACCGTTGGAAATCAGACATGGGCTCCGACTCTTGGCTGTCCAAGAACATTCGCCCCATGAGCTTGATCGCCATCTTTGCCGGCTACTTCCTGCTCTCCATGATGTCTGCCTTTGGCCACAACGCCAACGAGTCCTACGTGGCCTTGCTGGGCCAGTGGGGCATGCTGATCATGGGGGCTTATTTTGGTGGTCGCACCATCGAAAAGCTTGCTGACATGAGAGGGAGAAAATAATGAGCCTGAGCCGCGAACAAGCCGCATTTCTGCGCGACATGTGCAAGCTCGTTGAGTACGCATCCTGCCAGGGGTTCATGGTGACCCCTGGCGAGTTGTATCGCACCCCCGAGCAGCAGGAGCTGTACGTCAAGACCGGCCGCAGCCAGACGATGAACTCGCTGCATTTAAAGCGCCTGGCCGTGGATTTCAACTTCTTTGTTGAGGGCAAACTGGTTTACGACAAGAAGGTCCTGGCCCCGCTTGGCGCATACTGGGAGTCGCTGCATCCCCTCAATTCCTGGGGCGGCAACGGCATCAAACTGGTGGACACGCCGCACTTCAGCCGAGGTGACGGCAAGCCCGAGTGGAGACGCGTCACATGAAAAAGCCGACCAAAGTCGCCGCCCTTAAAAAAGGGGGCACTGTTAACGCTGCTGGAAACTACACCAAGCCCGAGATGCGCAAGCGGATCGTGAGCCAGGTCAAGGCAGCGGCCACGCAAGGCACAGGCGCAGGGCAGTGGTCCGCGAGAAAAGCACAACTTGTCGCCAAGAAATACAAGGCCGCAGGCGGCGAGTACAGGGACTGACATGAAGGCCCCTCAAAAAAGCCTCAAGGACTGGGGCGACCAAAAATGGCAGACAAAAAGTGGCAAGAAGTCGTCCGAGACAGGCGAGAGATACCTGCCTGAGTCCGCGATCAAAGGCTTGAGCGCCGCTGAGTACGCTGCAACAACCCGTGCAAAGCGCGCGGGCAAGAAGGCCGGCAAACAGTTCGTGGCGCAGCCTAAGAAAATAGCCAAAAAAACCGCAGGGTACAGATAAGCCATGCCACTTCTTCGACTCTTCCTCAAGCCTGGCGTTGACAAGCAAAACACCGAATACGGCGCGGAAGGCGGCTGGGTGGACGCTGACTATATTCGCTTTCGCTACGGCTTACCGGAGAAGCTGGGCGGCTGGACTCAGTTTGGCAACACGCAAGTTAGCTTTGTGGGTTCGACCAGCGACGTTTTTACATGGAACGCGCTGGACGGCGCACCCTACGCGGCTCTCGGAACAAACCGCAAGGTCTATGCGTTCTACGGCGGTACGTGGGCCGACATTACCCCCATTCGGGCCAGCGGGGCATGTACTTTTACCACTACCAGTGGCAGTACCACAGTGGTTGTCAATGACGGGGCCCACGAGGCGGTTCAAGGGGACTTTGTCACTTTCAGTGCTGTTACAGGCAATCCAGGCGGAATTCCCAATGCCGATCTTACGAACGAGTTTGAGATTCAAGCCATACTTACCAATGGCACTTACACAATCGTCTCCCCGACCCAGGCCACCTCCACGACAACGGCCGGCACGGCAACCGCAACTTACCAGCTCAACGTCGGAAGCGACATCAGCTTTCTTGACTATGGCTGGGGCACAGGCACTTGGGGCTTGAGCACATGGGACACGCCCCGCCCTGCCTCTGCCTCCGTGTCTTTGCTGGCACGGGTCTGGCAGTTCGACAACTTTGGCCAGCTTCTTATTTTGCAATTGGTTGATGGCGGCATTTACGAGTGGGACCCGGACTCGGGCCTTGGAACGCGGGCCACGGCCATCTCAGGAGCGCCCACCAAATCCAAGTACGCACTGGTGTCCACGCCGGACAGGCACCTGGTGTGTTTTGGCACGGAGTCCACGTTAGGCAGTCCCACCACTCAAGACCCGATGTTTGTGCGCTTTTCTTCGCAGGAAAATATCAACAACTTTGCGGCCACGGCCACGAACACGGCCGGCGGACAACGGCTCACGGACGGCAACGAGATCATCTCAGCGCTGCGCTCGCGCGGCCAGATTTTGATCTGGACGGACACGTCCATCCATGGCCAGCAGTTCATAGGCCCGCCCTACACGTTTGGCTTTCAGCAGTTGGGAGCCAACTGCGGCATCATCGGACCCCATGCCTCGGCTGACGTCAACGGCATGGCGTACTGGATGAGCAAAGACTCGTTTTTCATGTTTGACGGTACGGTCAAGAAGATTCCTTGTACCGTGCAAGACTACGTTTTTGAGGACTTGAACATTGCACAGGCAACCAGCGTAAACGTGGGCATCAACTCCCAGTTTAACGAAGTGACATGGTTCTATCCGTCATTGAGCAACGACTACATTGACCGGTTTGTGACTTATAACTACTTGGAAAACGTCTGGTCAGTGGGCACTTTGTCCCGCACGGCATGGACCGACGTCGGCACTTTTGAGAAGCCCTTGGCCACGGAGTATGACCCGCTTGATGCCTCGGCCACTATCACCACAATTTACGGCCTCACAGCGGGCCGCAGCCATTTGTACAACCAAGAAGACGGTGTGGATGCCAACGGTGTGGCAATTGATGCCTACGTATATTCCGGCTACTTTGACATTGGTGACGGGGACCAGATGCTGCTAATGCAGCGGTTCATTCCTGACTTTAAGCGGCAAGAGGGGGACATCTCTGTGGGCCTTCGCCTGCGCCCTTATCCCCAGGCTTCTGCAGTACCAAGTTCTTTAGACCCCTACGTGATTACGCCGACCACGGAGTTTGTCAGCACTCGCGCCCGTGGGCGTCAAATTCAATTGCGCATTGAAAGCGATGAGGTTGGCAGCTTTTGGCGTTTTGGCACGATGCGTGTCGACATCCAACCTGATGGATATAGATAGATGTATAATTTATCCATGGGCAAATTTATCGACCGAAAAGGCTTTCAATATGGCCGTTTACATGTCCTGTCTGACGCGGGGACAAGCGCGAGTAAAAAACGGCTATGGAAGTGCCTTTGCGATTGTGGGGCAGAGGTAGTCGTGCCGGCCGGCAGTCTGGCTACTGGTAACACACGGTCTTGTGGCTGCTACCAGCGTGAGGTGATTACCAAACACGGGGGATGGCAGAAGGCTTCTTACAGCACATGGCGAGCCATGCTGCGCCGATGCACCGTTCCAGAAGACAAGGACTTTTCGCGTTACGGTGCAAGGGGCATCACCGTGTGCGCGCAATGGATGGACTACGCCCGGTTTGCGATGGACATGGGGGAGCCCGTGGCAGACCAGACTTTGGACCGTATTGACGGGACAAAGGGTTATTACAAAGAGAATTGCCGTTGGGCATCGGGACATATGCAGGCGGTAAACACCAAACGGCGAGAGTCTAAGACCGGCCATCGAGGGGTTGTGTACCTTCAAAAAGACCAGCGTTGGTTGGCCAATATCACCGCCCACGGCAAGCGGTACTACTCTCGGGTTTGCGCTTCACTAGAAGCGGCGGTGCAAGCTCGGCAGGCCTTAGAGCAGCAGCACTGGAGGCCTGTGTTATGAGCAAAATCACCAACGTCCGCCTGCCCAACGCAAACCAGTCGGGCTACGACGCGTCCCAGTTCAACCAGCTGGTGCGCTCGCTTGAGCAGATCATTCTTCAGCTTAACAGCACCTACACACCTGTCGTTACGGAGGACAAGGACCAAGCGCAAACTTGGTTCTTTGGAAAATAATGGGAAACGCATACAAACGCTTTCAAAGCACACCGTCCGCAACCATCCCGTTAATTGTGTTAACGGTCCCTGCTGCCACAACCGCCATTGTCAAGTCTATTTGGGTAGCAAACATAGGCGTAACCAGCACCAACATCACGGTTACCTTTGCTCCTGACGGGGCTGGAACGCACTACCTCGTGCCACTAGAGTCGGTAGCCCCGAACAAATATGTGGACCTTTTGGCCGGCTGGAACGCAGGTCCTTTGGTGCTTGAGGAAGACGATGAGCTGTTTGTTACCTCTTCGCAAGACTATGTTTATGTGACTGTCAGCGCGCTTTTAGTGGACAGAAGTTAAGCATTTATTGGATAATCTTGCCAGTAACGCGTCCTTTCCCGGCGCGCGGCCCGTGAGGCCTTCGGCACAAATTGGAAAGGACCATCATGGCAACTGAAGGCATCATGTCGCTACCTCGGGGTGCGGGCATGCCGGGCGAAGAAGCCCAACAACCGACCGTTACAAGCGCGCAGTCATACGACGCCGCCCAGACAGCGCTGGGCATGACCCGCCCCGACGACCTTGCAATGCTCAAGGAGTCGCTGCGCCAGAACATGGCCGAGCTGGAATTGACCCCCAGTCAGCTGACCACTCTTATTGAGGTTTTTGAGTACCTGTCCCAGCGTCCCGCTGAGTACAAGCAGCTTCGCCAAGAACTGATCGACAACGACTTTGTTGATCCGGAGGACCTGCCGGAAGAGTACGACGTGGAGTTCATCGGCAGCTTCCTGGCCGTGCTCAACGAGCTGCAGATGACGCAAGCCCAGGGCGCGCAGGCCCCCATGATGGACATGCCGCCCGTTGAAGGCGCAGATGCCATGCAAGGCATGGGTCCCGCGCAGCCGATGGCCATGGCCCAGGGTGGGTTGGCCGATGTGTCGTCCTACCTGGCCTCGCAAGGCCGCAACGGCGACAGTATGCTGGCGCACATCACGCCAGATGAGGCCCAGTTGCTGCAATCGCGCGGTGGCTCCGGCACGATCAACCCGGCCACCGGCCTGCCTGAGTACTTCTTGAAGAAAATCTTCAAGGCGATCAAGTCGGTGGTTAAGTCCGTGGGCAAGGTTGTCAAATCCGTGCTCAAAAGCCCCATTGGCCGCATCTTGGCCACCGTTGCCTTGGCGGCGGTTCTTGGGCCAACAGCCATTGGCCTGACATTAGGTTCGGCCGGAACGGCTGCATTTGCGTCTGGCGCTGTAACTTTGGCCGGTGGCGGCTCCATGAAGGACGCACTGATCTCCGGTGCCATGGGCTACATCGGCGGTGGCGGCACGATCATGGGTGCAAGCCCTGTGTCGGCGGTTGGCAGTTACCTGCCGGGCGCGGCAGGCGGTGCGCTGAACACGGGCCTTGCCACCGGCCTCATCGGCGCAGGTGTGGGCAAGCTGGGCGGCATGAGCACGCAAGATGCCTTGAAGATGGGCCTGACCTCCGGTGCTTCAGCAGCCGCCATGGCGGGGCTGAGAAACAACACCAGCTTGTTGGACGAAGGACGCGTCACCGCAGATGACGTGCGTCAAGGGGCTCAAGAAAGCTTCAGGCAAAGCGAAATACTGGGTCAGAACGCTTCTGAGGCAGCAGCTGGGGTTCCCATGGGCGCGCCCGGTGCGATCCCTACGGCCGACAGTCTTCCAGGAGTTCCCGGCCAAACCGCTCCTGCTGCACTTGGTGCCCCGCCTGCTGGAGCTCCTGCTGGAGCACCCACACCGTCCGCTGGGGTACCCACCACTGAGACCGGCTTCCTTGACAGCCTGACCAAGGGCGCAAAGGATTTGTACTCAGAGTACCTGTCCCCAAGCCGGGCGGGCCTGCCTGCCGATGCAGGGATACTCCGCAAGTACGGCCCGCTGGCGCTGGCAGGTACTGCTGCCATCGGTGCCGCTGGCGGCATGGAAGGCAAGCCAGGCGATCCCGCTCCGCTGTTCAACAAGGATTACACCGGCATGGACTACATGCGGGATAACCCCAACAAGTTCTCGGGCGGACTGGACATGAGCTATCGTCGTCCAACTACCCCTAGAAACCCTGTTGTTGAGACCCACTTCGCAACCCAAAAGCCTGCAAGCAAGCCCGGCCAGATCATGCCAATGGGGATTACGCAGTCCCCGGGCGGCGTTGCGCAGCCCTACAACATGGAAGGCATGTACGGGGTGCCGTTGATTTACGGACCAGACGGCCAGCCGCAGCGCCTTGCCAAGGGCGGCGCACCTGTGCCCACGGAGTTCCCGCGCAAGAAGGGCCCGATCAACGGCCTGGGCACTGGAACCTCTGATGACATCCCGGCCATGCTGTCGGACGGCGAGTTCGTGTTCACCGCCAAGGCTGTGCGCAATGCCGGCAACGGAAGTCGTCGCAAGGGTGCGGCGCGCATGTACAAGCTCATGAAAATGCTCGAAGGCGGCCCGGTCAAGGGGAAATAAATGGCAACCGAAACCACCCAACAGATTGTCCGGGAAGCCCCGGAGATTGAAGCGTACAAGCTCAAGCTGCTTGAAAACGCGCAGGCGCTTGCCTACAACCAGACCCCACAGCGTGACGCTGCCGGCAACGTCGTCAAAGACGCGAGCGGCAACATCCAGTACACCAACGCGCCGCAGACCCTTGCGCAGCAGCTGCCTGACTTCCAGGTAGCAGGCTTTACCGACCCGCAAAAAACCGCCATGCAGGCGGCCACCAACCTGGGCGTGGGGTCGTTCAACCAGTACATGGACAACGCCAACCAGGCGGCTGGAGCAGCGTACAAGACCACGGGCGAGGCAGCTGACGTCCTGCGCGGGGCCGACACCCGCAACCAGTTCAAAGATGCCCAGACAGCCATGGGCCAGGCAGGCCAGGCCACGGGCAACATCACCTCGGGCATTGGTCAGATTAACGAGGGCTTGGGGTTCTTGGACACCGCTGCAAAGCGCACACTGGCATCCGACACCACGGGCCAGTTTACCGAGGCGCGTGCAGATGTGGCCTCGGGCATCGGAGCGCTGGCCACGGGCCAGAACATGGCCGCTGCCTCCAGCCAGGCCAATTTGCAGCCTGCAACGGCGGCCATCTCTCAAGGCATTGGCGGGCTGGGTGAAGCGCAGAAACTGGCGCTGGGCGCAGGCGCGGCAGACTTCAGCGGCTCGCAAGCTTTGCTCAGCCAGGCGGCCGGGCAGCTTCAAGGCGCGCAGCCTCAATTTGGCCAGGCACGTCAAGCCGTTCAAGGCGGCCTTGACCAAGGCCGAGATGCCGTCAACATGGCCTCCCAGGCCGCTCAACAGCCTGGTTTTGGCCAAGGTGTTAGCACGGCGCTTGATGCAGCGCAACAGGCCAGAATGGCCGCCGCGCAACCTGGGTTTGATCGCGCTCAGGAGACTGGCATGCGGGCCGCAGAGGCGTCCATGGCAGCGGCTGGGCAACCTGGGTTTGGTCAAGCTGAATCCACAATCCAGCAGGGCATTGGCCAGCTTGGCGGTGCCACGAAGGGGTTTGATCCGGCCTCGGCTCAGAACTTCATGGACCCGTATCGCCAGCAGGTGATCGACGCGACCATGAAGCAGATGGACCGCCAGTCCATGATCGCGGCCCAAGGGGCAGCGGCAGGCGCTGTGCGCTCCGGTGCCTTTGGCGGGGAGCGCGAAGGCGTTCAGCGCGCTGAGATGCAGCGCAACTTGCTTGAGCAAAAGTCCGGCAAGATTGCCGATCTTTTGTCGCAGGGCTACAGCCAGTCGCAGGCGCAAGCCATGCAGGCCTTTGAGCAACAGCAGGGCCGTCAAGTGCAGGCGGGCCAGGGCATTGGCCAGCTGGGCGCGCAACAGGCGCAAGTCGCAGGGCAACAAGCGGGGCTGCAGCAGGCCGGTGCTCAAGCCCTCGCAGGCCAAGCTGGATTGCAGTCAAGCATTGCCGCGCAACAAGCTGGCCTTGGCCAAGCGGCGGCGCAGCAACTGGCCCAAGCAGGGCAGCTTCAGACAAGCACGGCGGCGCAGCAAGGTGCGCTGGGCCAGCAGGCCGCGCAGCAGGCAGGCCAGCAGGCAGCTCTCGGCGTGCAAGCAGGCAGCCAACTGGGCTCTATGGAGGCGCAGCAAGCGCAGCTGGGCCAAGCAGGCGCAAGCCAGCTGGCCAACATCGGCCAGACTGTGGGCTCGCAAGCTGCGCAGCAGGCGCAGATCGGACAAGCAGCGGCAGGGCTTTACGGCAACTTGGCTCAAAACCAAGTCAGTGCTGGGCAGGGCCTTGGGCAGTTGGGCGTGCAGCAAGCGCAGCTGGGCCAAGGCGCAGCCGGGCAATACATGCAGGCCGCGCAGCAGTACGGCAACCTGGCCTCCCAGGGCGGCGCGTTGGCGGGTCAAGAGGCCGCGATCAACCAGAACATCTCCAACCAGCTGATGCAGCAGTCTCAGTCGCGCAACCAAGCCGCCCAGACCGCTGCGGGCATCTACGGCCAGCAGGGCCAGCAGCTCCAAGGCATGGCCCAGGGCATTGGCCAGTTGGCCACGCAGCAGTTTGGCATTGGCCAGGCGCAGGCCCAAGGCCTCGGTCAAATGGCCGGCCAGCTTGGCCAGCTTGGCGTGCAGCAGGGCGCTCTTGGCCAGACGGCTCAGGCGCTCCAGCAAAACGACATCAACTTCTTGTACAACACCGGCCAGGCGCAGCAGGCGTTTAACCAGCAGGCGATTGACGCGAATCGCGCCACGGAGATGCAGCAGGTCTATGCCCCTTACCAGCAGGCAGGCTTCTTGTCGGACATCTACAGGGGCGCGCCGTCCTCGCAGATGACCACTTCAGCCGTCAGCGCTCCCACATCCAGCCCCTTCCAGCAAGCCGTAGGCGTCGGCCTGGGTGGCGTGGCCACCGCCGCCGGTGCCAAAAAAGCTGGTCTTTTTTAAGAGGTCGATATGAAAAACAAAATGATGGAACAGGGCGACGACATCGAGAATGTCGGCATCATGCAAGGCTTCATGGACACCATGTCCGATGAAGGCGATGACGAGGGCGATGACGAGGACCCTGAAGCGATGATGGAGCGCAGCCCCAACTCGCCAGAGATTTTGATGAACAACTTGCGCGGCGACATGCGCTCTATTGACGCGCGCCGTGATGAGTTGGCCGACCTGGTGGGCTATCAAGCCGCCACTGAGACGCCTGAGACGGTGCTCGCGATGCTTCAGCCCATCCTTGCAAAGCAGGGCGGTGGCGGTATCGGCGCGCTGCCCCAATCACAGCCCATGGCCCAAGGGCCACAGCCCCCGATGATGGGTGGCGCGCCTGGCGGTCCGCCGCCCGGCATGCCCCCAATGCCTCCCGGCGGTGGCGCTCCACCTCCTCCTGACCAGGGCGGCATTGCCGGTTTGATGGCAGGCCTTGGCGGCGGCGCACCTGGTGGCCCGCCTCCGCAAGGGATGGCTCCTCCCCCAGGCCAGCCAATGGCCATGGCACGGGGAGGCTACGTCCAAAATTTTCAAGCAGGGTCTGATGAGGAAGGCGTGACCCCTGCTGGACAAGGACCTTCTGAAGAGCTGTCGATGTACCCACCTGACATGGTGGCTGCGGCAAAAAGAGCTTCCATGGACCTGTTCCAGCAGCGGCCCGCTGCAGCGCAGACCCTGGGGCAGGCCACTGCGTCACGTCTGCCTGAGTACACCCGTCTGCTGGGTGCGGACAAGGGCGCGTCGGAGGCGCAGATGCTGTTTGACCTCGGACAACGGGCCTTTGGCTTTGCCGCGAACGTGGATGATTCGGGCCGTCCTTTGAAGGGCAGTTTTATGTCGCGTCTTGCAGGGGCAACTCGCACCTTGCCTGCTGCCATGGGCAAGCGCATTGACGAGATTGGCAAGATTGACCGCCAGATCAAGGTCTTGGCGATGCAGCAGGGCGAAAAAGACATTGACCAGATCACCGCTGCAAACAACGAGCTGCAAAAGCGCAAGGGCGCGTTGGTCAACTCAGTGCTCGGCGCTCAGGCAAAGGTTGACGCCGCGAAAGCTAAAAAGGATGGGGAAAAGCCTGCAGGCCCGCTTGGCAAAGGCAGCAAGGGCGACATCCTGAACAACATCATTGAGTTTGCCCCGCTGTTCCAAGCGGGCTCTTTGACGCCTCCCCAGGAGAACGCCTTCATGGCGGCGGTCACGGATTACACCCAGCCAACCGCCATCGAATCCACGGACCCGTTGACGGGACTCAAGACCGTGCGCACACAGCGCAACGAGCTGCCCAAGTTTGTCGTAGACGCCTTGAACACCCGGCGTCCTGGCAGCGCTCCCGCACCGGTGTCCGTGACAGGCGAGCCTGCCCCCGGCGAGGGTGCGGCGCGTCCAGGCGGTGGTGGGGCTTCCATCTCCATGGGCGCAACAGCGGAGACCGTTCCAGGCGACATCTTTCAAATTGCGCGGACCGCGCCCAAATCAACTTTCTTTGATTTGGCGGCGACAGGTACCGGCTTTGTCCCCGTGCTGGTGGCAGGCGTTGCACGCAACGTGCCGTTGGACGCGGCAGGCAAGATTGGGCCGGAGTTCCAGCAGAGCACCGCCATGCTTGACAGCATGACCAACCGTGTCGTCAACGCTTTGCAAGAAAACCCTCGGTTTGCCGAGGGTGAGCGTCAGCAGATTTTGCGCGAGCTCAAGCTGGCTCCAAGGATGTTTGCCAACAAGAACGGCTACATCAACCAGATCATTGGTTTGGACAACGTGCTTGAAGGCATTGAGCGCAGGGAATTTACCATTCAGAAGCAGGAGAGGACGGGCATCGCCGCACGTCAAGCTGCAACCAAGAAGCTTGAAGAAATTACCAACGTGCGGGAGCTGTTGGGTATCCAGCAGCGCACAATCACTGACCCGAACGTGTGGAAAACACTGCCTCCGGGTGACTACATTGTTGTTAACCCCGGCACGGGGTTCAAAGAGCTGCGTTCAAAGTTGGGGCCTACGAGGTAACCAGATGGCAAAACCACAAAGCATTGACGAGTTGTTCCCTATTGGAACACCGGTCGGGGAGGGCCCTACCCCAGCCGAGGTTAAAGCAGCCAGCCAGCCTGCTTTCTTCCCAAAGGCAGCACCTCCCGCGCAGCCAGCAGTTGAAACGTCATCTCTGGACACAATGTTCCCCATGGGCGGCGCTCCTGAGCCCACCGGGGGAGACATTGCCGGCACCATCGCCAAGGGTGCTGCCGCTGGTGCACTCCGTGACTCGCCAGTAGTAGCAGGGGCTTTGTCAGGCTTTAGGATAGGCATGCCCCTAGCGGCCAAGGCCGTGCCGTTCATCGGCGGGTTTGCCGCAGGCATTCCTCTTGTCACCACCGCACTCGGCGGGGTTACAGGCTACATGGCAGGCCAGATAGCCGAGCTCGCTGTCCCGGAGGAGACAGACCCACGGCTCGTGCCTTACCGCGAGGGCGGCAAGACCTTTGGCTCGTCCATTGCCACCGCTCCGGCGGCCTTCTTCCTGCCCGTAGCCGGGCCCACTGCCGGCCGCGTAGCCAAGTTCGTCTCGGGCATCGGAGAGACCGCGCGCCGCAGCCCCGGCGTGTTTGCCGCCACTGAAGGCGCGACCGCTACCAGCATGGGCGTGGCCGGCGGCACTGCGGAGGCGTACCGCCCAGGGCAGGAAGGCGTGCGCTTTGGCGCGGAGTTCGGGGCAGGCCTTTTGACCCCCACCAAGCTTCTTTTGAGCGGGGTCGACTTGACCAAGCAGGGCCTGTCCGCTGTTCGGGGCGCTGCAGGTGGGCGCGGTGCCGCTACTGAAAAAAAGGCCACCAACATCCTGCTCGACGCCTTGAACAAGACCGGCGAAGACCCTGTGGCGCTGGCCAAGGCCCTGCGTCAGCAGTTGCCT